AGGTTCAACCAGTCGCGGGCCAGCAGGAAGGTGCTTAATCAGTTCCGGCATGATGGCGGTTTTATTTCCCGCCCATTTCAGGATAGTGCTCATACAGCACCCCCGTTGTAGTGTTTGCCTTTCAGCTCTGCGATTTCCTGACAAGTGACGCAGCACTGCACTCCCGGAATGGCGCGGCGGCGAGCTGGCGGGATCGGCGCATCACAATCAATGCAGAGAACACGGGAAACGCCCGGCGTTTTATTGCGGGCGGTGTGGATGTGGCGCTGGCGTTCTTCTTCAACGCGCTGCTGTACAAGGTCCATTGAATCAGCCATCAGTGGATCTCCTGCGCTTCGTTCTGAATCTTCACAGCTTCCTGACGCAGCAGCTCAGCCGCTTCCGTGTGGTTAAGCTGACGTGACACGATACGGGCAGCTAAAGAATCCAGACGCGCAGCCATCACATCTGCGCGTCCCCGGCGTTCTTCTTTGCGTGCCTCAGTCAGCAGCAGGTTGAGTCCAGCATCATCTGGCCCTGTTTTAGTGGTACGGGTTTCAATATTTCGCATAGTTGTTTCTCCTGAATTTGGGCAATAAGAAGCCCGGCGG